ACAACTTGTTCATTCAATATTTCAAAATACTTTTTCTATTCAGTGTTTAAAGATATAGATTGTTATAATTATATGATCTCGTCAAAAGAATTTAAAGATAAATGTGATCTCGTCATATGTCCTCGATACAACCCATCTATTCAAATACCATCCGTCACACCTAAATGTATATTCATCACAGGTGAAAATGGAGTATTCGAACAATGTATACAGTACTTGAAGAAGTTTCAAGATACATATGATCTCGTGTATCATTGTACCGATAGAACATTTGACAGGTTTGACTTTGAATGTGTCCGTCCCTATGTCAAACATATATGGGCAGTAAATTGTGAGATCAATCACCCAATGATTACACAATTACCATTGGGATTTTCGGATAAACATGTACCCAAACAAACGAATGTCAACAAAGACATACTGTGTTATATGAATGTTGGACTCCCAAATACACAAGAACTCAAATTCATCCGATATCATTCACTGCGATCCGATTGTATTACTCATTTCAAAACTAAATCGTGGTGTACAGTGGAAAGTGGAATATCACAAGATGAATTTAATGATAAACTTAATAGATCAAAGTTTGTGATATGCCCAATGGGGTTTGGTATAGACACACATAGATTCTTTGAAAGTGTGTGGTTAGGGTGTACCCCCATCGTTGTGTCAACAGGACTTGATACCCTCTACAGGAAATATAATGCACTCATCGTTGATTCGTGGGAGGATGTAACCGAAGAGTTACTTCTCAACCATGAGCATAAAGCTATACCTGAACATCTATTCGATGTGAACTATTTTTTTAACGTTGATAAGATCTGAAGGTGTTGTAAACTCAACATTCTCTCTTTCGTCACACCATTCATATATACCCCTCTCTTTACAAACAACTGGATCCACAACTATCTTCCACATACCATGTGTCTTACGAAGGTCAAGCATCTTCTCCTTCGTAGGATTCTTAAGAACAATATAGTTACCCGTATCAAAATCTGACCACCCTAGACGTTCATTGATTACTTTACCATCTGGGTAGAATATACACCCATCGTTGAACACATAATGAGGAATCTTACCACCATATAATGAGGATGAATACCCAAATGTTGAGGATAGACCTTCTTCCGTACCATCTGGAACATTTCGACCACATACCCCACCCATGGTTGTGTAAATCTGAGGCATCTTAGACATTATGAACCATTCAAGAATACTATTCGTCTTTGTATCCAACGTTTCCGCTGTGGGGGTCTCGGTTTCTTGGGAAAATTCAGATGCTGTAAACCCAATATCAAGCCCCAATGAGAGGGCCTTCGGTACACGACTCAAGAAATACTCGCGTGTCGACATCGAATCACTCATAACCAATATAGGCTGATCCATTTTCAACGCCGTTTCGATCATAACCTCTACAGCTTTATCTGACCCAAAGGGGAAATTACCAAACTTAGCACTATCTTCGGCGTAAGTACCACGGCGAATGTGGAATACCGCAATACAGTGCTTAACCTTCTCCCAATATATATCAATTAACCCCTTCATATATTCAGTGGGTCTCATACACGCACACATGATCTCACCAATCTGTGGAATTCTCAAATGTGTGAAGGCGTTGATGAAACCTTTCATTTCGTGGATACCAACATCCGATACATTTTCAAATATAAGTGTCTTGTCCCTACCATACTTGTACACATCTGGATGAATTGATCCCTTTCCGTTAGTCATTGCCATATGTGTAGCATAGACTAGAGATAAATTACCGATCGCATCTCTCGGACTTGGTGTGTATATCATCTTGTTTAAAGACGTGTGTACTGTTTAAGTAAATGTATATCTCATATTCTTTATGGGGGTCAAATGAAGTATACACTTATGGGATGATTGAGAATGTTTTATTAGCAAAGGAAATATATAAAGGTTGGAAAGTAAGGATCCATTACAATGACACTGTCCCCATCAAAGTCATCGAGTGGCTTGGTACTCAAGATAACGTCATGATGATTCATCACGAAGGGAGTGGTACAGTAGCTTCCAATATGTTCTGGAGGTTCTATGATTTATTTATACCAAACACAGTAGTACTTATAAGAGATGCAGACTCTCGTCTTTCGTTACATGAAAAAGATATGGTAGATGAATGGTTAAATTCGAGTAAAGATTTCCATGTCATCAGAGGTCATCCCGATCATAAAGTTCCCATCCTTGGAGGTACATGTGGGTGTAGGAATAATTTACTCGAATATATTCATGTGTCAAGTGGTACTAACAGTATCAATGCATCACCTCGGTCATTCATCATGGGTGGTTCATTTTTAAATTTATACATTGACAAATTACCAGCTGAAAAGAATAGATATAATGCTGATCAAAAATTTTTGTATCATTATGTGTACCCCATCGTAGCCAGTAGTCTCTTCGTACATAGTGTGAAGGATAATACATATGAACCATTTGCCAAAATAATTGAAACAAGGGATACAGGGTTTGTAGGTGATATTGTCACAGAGTGTCCGTTTGCTTCACAAATTATGGGTGATGAAAGGACTGTGTTTATTCGGGAACCCGCTTATACATAAAATATGACGCGTGAAATAATACTTTATATTTTCATTGTCATAATAATATGCTATTGGATACAGTATTAACCGCTGTCAATGATAACCCATTGTATATCGGATTCATACCATACTTTATAAAAATGTGGAAACTCCTTTATCCGAAAGTTGATGTTAAAATTATTGTTGTAGCAGAACGTATACCAGAAAATTTAGAAGAATATAATAGTCACCTGATACTATTTAAACCTATTCAGGGAGTATCAACAGCCTTCACTTCACAATACATACGTCTACTTTACCCATGTTTGCTAAAATGTAAAGGTGGTGTGTTAATAACAGATATGGACATAGTTCCCATGAATCGGACATACTTCACAGATTATATATCGGATATAGAGGATGAAAAATTCGTATATTATCGTGAGAATGTATGTAGAGAATTCAATCAAATCGCAATGTGCTATAATATAGCAGTACCACATACATGGGGAGACATATTCGATATTCACACTGTAGATGATATAACACAGAGGATAATACACGTACACTCGAAAATTACATACGATGAGAAACATGGTGGGAATGGTTGGTGTACAGATCAAATAGATCTTTTGGAATATGTACAACAATGGCATCAGAAAACAAATAATTTTGTAACTCTCAAAGAGAGTAACACTAAATTCGAACGCCTAGATCGTGGTAGACTACCCAATGACCCCTCAACGTTATTCAATATGATCCAGTCGGGTGTTTTATGTGATTATCATTGCCTCAGACCATACGATAAATATAAGATTCAAAATGAAATGATATATGAGGCACTGAAAGAAATGTGAGTACAAATAAATAATACTCGATCACTGTAAGATTCGATGTCATTGTCACACGATAAAAAGATGTTTATCAAGAACCTTACCTACGGACTTGATGCATTTTCAGAACAGGCAAATCAAATTGGTCAAAACCCTCAAGGTACCGTTGAACATTTTATAAAAAAGAATATTCTCAATGTCGAATACGATGGGTCGTATACATTCTCCAAGGGGAAGTTTATGATGAGTCTCGCCATGCTAGATTTTGACACGTTGGCTGATATGCTCCTTCATTTAGATACTGTAGGTGTCACACTAGAGGATGTGTATTTCAACGCACACATAAATATAATGACACTCCCAAAAAATGAAAGAGAGTTTTGTAAATTAATAAATGATAAGGAAATCACATTATTTAGGGATTTTATTCTATACTAATACAAATTTTTTATGAATGAGAAATAATAGACTCATTTATAAAAACTGATACTTATTTACGACCGTTCATGTGTTCGCGAACAGTCTTCAAAAACGCCTTGTCACGCTTCGTTTTAGGATCCGCCATGATGATGATATAGGTCAATCTGTTTGGGAGTTTAGGCTTGTTACCCTTTGGTCTGGGGGTAGCTCTCAATTTCTTTTTTGAATTTCCAATCTGTTTAACAGTTGGCATTTATATATACGAATATTTAATCCATTTCGTCAATGGTAGGACCCTTCACTTCGTCAGGCTGCTCCTGACACGTGTTCAGAAGATCAGTGAGTTCCTTCTGCTTGTGTTCAATCTCATCAACTTCAGCAGATCGGTTATTGTCAACCCATTGAATAGTCTCATCAATCTTTTCCTTGAGCAGAGCCTTGCTGGTGTCACTCAGTGTACATTCTTCACCTTCAATCATGTTACGCATACCATATGCCGAAGATTCCAATGCATTTACCGCATTAACCTTTTTTTCAAATGCCTCATCCTCATCCTTGTATTTTTCCGCATCCTGTACCATACGCTCAATGTCCTCCTTGGAAAGACGACCCTTGTCGTTAGTGATGACAATCTTCTCAGACTTCCCAGAAGCCTTATCCTCCGCAGTAACATTTAAGATACCATTCGCATCGATGTCGAAGCATACATTAATCTGCGGAACACCCCTGGGAGCAGCGGGGATACCAGACAAATCAAACGTACCCAAGAGATGATTATCCTTCGCTCGGGGGCGTTCACCTTCGTACACCTGGATAAGGACACCAGTCTGATTGTCCGCGTAGGTCGAGAATACTTGTTCCTTCTTCGTTGGGATGGTAGTGTTCCGTTCGATAAGTTTGGTCATAACACCACCAGCAGTTTCGAGACCGAGAGAGACCGGTGCGACATCGAGAAGTAAGATATCCTGAACATTAGTGTTGTCTACACCAGAAAGAATTGCAGCCTGTACGGCGGCACCATATGCAACCGCTTCGTCAGGGTTGATCGACTTGTTCAACTCCTTCCCATTGAAGAAATTAGATAACAACTGCTGAATCTTGGGAATTCGGGTAGAGCCACCAACCATAACAATCTCGTCAACTTTCATCTTATCCATCTTCGAATCACGGAGTACCTGTTCAACGGGTTCCATACATTTTCGGAACAGGTCACCATTCAATTCCTCGAAACGAGCACGAGTGATCGTCGTAAAGAAATCAATACCCTCAAAAAGGGAATCGATTTCGACAGATGTTTGAGACGTTGATGAGAGTGTACGTTTTGCACGTTCGCACGCGGTTCGCAAACGGCGAAGAGACCGAGGATTTCCAGTTAAATCCTTCTTGTGTTTTCGCTTAAACTCATCAGAAAAGTGTCGAAGGAGGCGAGTGTCGAAATCTTCACCACCGAGATGTGTGTCTCCAGCAGTCGCCTTTACCTCGAAGATACCACCCTCAATGTTCAGTAGTGATACATCGAAGGTTCCACCACCAAGATCGAAAATGAGTACATTCTTATCTTCATCCTTGTTCTTGTCCAATCCATAAGCAATAGCGGCAGCAGTAGGTTCGTTGATTATACGGATACAGTTTAGGACAGCGATAACTGCAGCATCCTTCGTAGCCTGTCTCTGAGAATCATTGAAATATGCGGGAACAGTGACAACTGCATCCGTGATCGTCACACCCATGTAGGATTCAGCAGTCTCTTTCATTTTGGTCAATACCATTGAAGAAATTTCCTCGGGTGTAAACTGCTTCGTCTCCCCATGGAAATCGACACTTATCACCGGCTTGTCTCCTACCCCGGGAACAATCTTGTACGATAAGTTTTTCATGTCATCTTGAACCTTCTCATCAGAAAACTTCCGCCCAATGAGACGTTTTGCGTCAAAGACAGTGTTGAGTGGGTTCGTAGCAGTTTGGTTTTTCGCAGCATCACCGACGAGACGTTCATCATCTGTAAAGGCTACATACGAAGGTGTCGTTCGGTTACCTTGATCATTCGGGATAATTTCTACACGATCATGTTGCCAAACACCGACGCATGAATATGTAGTTCCTAAATCGATACCAATTGCTTGAGACATGTTATATTAATTAGAGTCGTGTATTCTTTATTCTACTCCATTACAATAGTTGTTGCTACTACTTAAAAAAAACTCAGACGCTCTGTGAGATTTGGGAATGTACGTTTTTTGAATTTGGATTCAAGGTGGTCAAACATCTCGATGCGACACTGTGAATACCTTAGACGGTCTTCAATTGAGAACCATTCACACTCTTGGCGGTTCGGGAGATGGACCCAGGTTTTGAAATGGTCATGATACCATACAGACTTATCCATGTTCTCGTACTCCTGCTTCAACGAGTGAAGTAATGCATCATTCAAGTCACGCTCGTCATCCTCCCTTAGCATGTTCTCGATGTCGCTGATTATGACATCGTACGTATCAACATTTCCATGCATGACGAAAGCATTACGTCGGAGATCTTTGAATGTATTGAGTGTTGAATTCATCTTGGAAGTACCATCATTCTGTCAAACTTAGGTGAATAAAACTATATACTTATTGTAGAATGTCTCTTGACGATTTACCAAAGAAAGTCCAGTACATGGTCATCGATTCGAAATATATCAATGGGACTAATAACACGTTCTCATTGAACTTGTCTCTTGAATCAAATGCACACGTAGAGAACATGAGTCGGGTCATTGGTGTAAAAGTAGTTGACTTTTACATCACTGATGTCGGTGAATCTAATCCTAGTGCTACTAATGCACAGTCGTCTATAGCAGAATATATAGATATCGTGTGTCCCGACATACCAAGTTCTGCACAGTTACTCGACGAACGTCATGGACAGATACTCGAGAGAATCCCACTAGAACGCCAGTACACATACGACTCGACAGCTATTCAGACAGATAAACAATGGAAAAGTTATCCACGTGAAACAAATTATTTCAATCCAATCACGATTAAACAGTTACATTTTAGAATGTATGAATCGCGTGATAACAATACCTATACTCTCATAAAACCATCATGTACATGGTATATGATTGTCGAACTCACTACCGTCGATCCAAAGGAAAAGCCAAGAGATAAGAATGTCCAAATACTTCAAGCTCTTGAAAAACTTACGAATAAGATTGAAGTACTCAACATGAATGTTAAGAGATTACCCGATAAACCAGTAGAGGAGAATAAGAAGTACCCATTTGGGTACCTCATTATGGCCATATTGGCTATCATGGGTGGATTCATCTACATGGTGAACAAGAGTGGTCCAGCACCGATGGTGTAGATATGTTTTCCAATACGGGGTTCGAACCCGTGACCCCAGCGTGCCTTATATAGATTTAACTCTACGTAGATATACAAAGTATAAGCACTGTGCTCTAACCAACTGAGCTAATTGGAAAAATGCTACCAGAGGGTTTCGATCCCCCTACCTTGAACTTACAAGGCTCACGCTCTTCCGATTGAGCTATGGTAGCTACTGTATTAGAGTGTATGTGTTAATCTTTAAGCTACGGATGACTTCTTCACCACCTTTTTCACTTTGGTATCGCTAGATGGGGTCTGCGTCTCAACGGTAACAGTCGGGGACTTAGGACCTACGGGACCTACGGGACCTACGGGACCTACGGGACCTACGGGACCCGCGGGGCCTGCGGGGCCTGTGGTACCTGCGGGACCTGTGGGGCCCTGGGGGCCGGGGGGACCTTCAACGACGGTCCCTGCACCACCTCCACAACTGTCAACCATCTTGAGAATGATACCGTACAGTTTTTTCTTGTCGACGCGAACAGAGTTCATCTCGACGCGGATTTCTTCCTTAAGAGCTTCCATGTTTATATATATAAAAGAAAGATTATCTTTATATATAATGATATTCATCGGACCAACATTATTAAGTGGTATTGGTCAACATACCAAGAAATACATGGATCTTTTCCCTGGTAGTGAATACTATATATATAATCAAGAAATACCCGAGTGTGATCAGGCATTTATATTTGCTATCCCGATAGATAGTGTGCTTGAACATATACCGTCCATCAAGTCTAAGTGTAAGAACGTCATATGTATGACTGTGTGTGAAACAGAAACTGTTCATGAGGATTATGGAAAACTATTTGACCACTTTGATCGTATCGCTGTTCCGAGTGAATTCTGTAAACGAGTTCTAACTGCACAATTCCCTGATAAGGAGTTTTACATTATTCATGCATACATTCCACAAGAACCCTATACATTTTATCACATTGGAAACATATTAGATCCACGGAAGAATTTCAGAAAGATTCTCGAAGCGTTTGTTCGTTTGGATAAACCAGACACCCGATTACTTGTGAAGTCTACCTGTAGAGAAGATGTTCGCATTGATATGAAAAGAGTAGAAGTCATTAATGGACTGATTTCTGAGGATGAAATGAATACGATACATAGTCGTGGTGACTGTTATGTAAACTGTTCAAATTCAGAAGGTGTTGGTATGGGTGCAATCGAAGCAGCCATCAGAGATAAACCTGTGATCGCTACAACGTATGGTGGTCCAAGTGAATATCTTCATTCGCCCTATATGATTGATTGTGAACTTCAAGAGTTGGAAAACGATGATTTCCTTTTCAAAAAGGGAATGATCTGGGGGAAGCCGAACTTCGACCAACTCTTGGAATTCATGGAAGATGCGTATTCTAAAAGACTCACCTATATGGATCATACATTCACGAAAAATTTAATGTCACGAGATAATATTTTAAAAGAATTCAGTGTCAACATAGTTAGAGGCGAGGACAAGTAGACCCATCACAATTGTTCCAGGCATGATAGAACCTCGCTGAGAGACAAGGAATGCAACAATATCATCAACGGGTTCAAGGTTTGTAGGCCTGGTGGCGAAGCGGGGAACAAGTACACTGGTGGCTATGTAGAGCGACATTGCTATTATTACAGGTCTAAGCGTCTCCTGGTCTAACATTTACAATAACTGTGATTTTAATTTGTCAGGAACATTGTGCTTTCGACAATACTGTCCACACACTGATTTGAATTTGCATCTCGATCCAGACATTGTCATCGCCATGCAAATTGTATTTTTCACTTGTACTCTTGGTTCATCGGGTACCGTATCGATTAATTGTATAGTACGTTCACTCTTCTTCTTCTCGAACTCTTTGTATCGCTTCTTCATGATCCATGTAGCGTTCGCAAGATGTGTACATCTCTCATCTGGTACAACAAGACGATACATCTTGGTCGCATCACCAAGGCACCTGTTCCACATTTCATCACGAATGATTTGCATCTTGTATTGACTTGGAAAAACATAGATGTATCAGTCACTTAGGTAGATTTTTTTCCTCTGATATTACAAAAAGAGATGCTTTACCTCTACGTAGCGATCGCTGTATTTCTGATGTTCACACTTATCAAAAATCGTCGTGTCGTGGCGAGTGCGTCTCTCGACAAATTGATACGACAGTCTGCACGGTATGCGACCGCAGCTCAGCAGGACGCGTCCCCATTGATCGCCACACTTCACGCTAATTATGCTGCTGCTTATCTTTACGCTGCGAAGGACATTGCATCAGACTCTCAAATTCATAACTCAACCGGTGTAGACATAATGAAATTGAAGGAACATATCGTGAACATTCAAGATATGGTGACCAAAAGGACAGTGGAGAAGTGTCCAGCGTTTGCGGGTGAAGTGGATCTATATCTCGCTACTATTGCTGGAGAAGCATAAAGGATAACAGCTTATACTTTCCAGATGATGACCTATATGGAACTTGCGGAGTTTACTGATGATCTTCCCACACAGGTACAGCTTCTAAAGAAAGAGATTGAAAAAAATAAAATTGATGCCTCCAACAGTCGTTCCGAAATTTTGAATAAGTCTCTTAAAATTAAAGTGGACAAATATGAACGAGAAATTTTTCTACTTACTCGCACATACAAGAAACCATGGCTAGAAGAAAGAACCAAGTTAACAAATCAAATAGATTATTATAAACGAAAATTTTGGCATCTGGAGGATATACTCGTAGGTAAACATATCAAAATGGACGAACGCCGCGAAGATGTCCTTAGACGTCTTCACGTAGAAACTCGTTCTTGGAGAGAATTTGATGAAGATTCAAATAATCACCAGATCTGAGTGACGAGTGTTATTTTTCGAAATGAACCCTAAGTTGGTGTTTTGATTTATACTTTTCAAGTAAAAATGTTTGAAGCAACTATCGCAAACATCGATTCACTCGACAAAGAGGACATGAATCGATGTTTGGACGACTGGTATTCCCGAGGAGGGAACATAATTATAGAGGGTGACACATTGAGAAACCGTTACGAGGGGAACTATAGACGAATGCCCAAGAAACCATGGGCCACGAAGGAATGGGTCGACCAAAGAGACCACAAGTTATACACTCTCATGAAAGACCAATTTAGCCCAGAGTTCTGGCAGAAGATATGGACGTGTGGTTACCTCTTACCGCATTCACCCAAGTTTCATAGTCTCCGTGAGTATGACGAACTTCGCCGCGGTAAAAAGTTCAGAGAGAATTGCCGACAAGTGATAATAAACCTAAGTTAGAGTTTTGATTTGTAATTAAAGTAAGAAAGTATGGAACAACTCAGGAAATACACAGTCGAACATGGTTATACGCTACCAGGTGATTGGAGTGTCAAGATTGTCAAACGTGTAA